AGTAATACCTGCTGCCCTAGATGAAACGAAAATAGGACAACCATCGTCAACTAACGATTTTGCCTCTTTCCCCCAATAAGTGCTTAATAATCTGATTTCACCTTCTACCAAGTTTGATTCTTTTACGTAATTAGCTTTCGTAATTACGTGAGAAGCTCTTGAAAGTGAAGTATCGAAAACATCCGGGTGATCAAATTCACCATAGACAATTCCTAAATTGTTCATTCTTTCATTCATCTCCTCTAAAGCAGGAAGGAATTTCGCAGCAGTATATATTCTCTCATTACGGTTTTTAACTCCGAACTCAGTGAAAGTACCACCTAAAATATAATCCTTCTTACCAGTGCTTGAACTTTCTCTTACAAGAGAGTTCGTTGAATTTTCTACAATTAGAACTGGTTTCATGAAATAGTTTGTTTTTTTTTGTAATTTATTAGAGTATATATAAACCTCAAATTCGTAGAAATTTCAAAGGTGGATTTTTTATGGTTTTGATGATAAAAATTTAGTTTAGAAAATAAACTAAATCTTTTTTTTTAATAAAATAGATAGGTGGATTTTTTACAACAGCATAAATTGAAGAATGATAATTACAAGAGAAATTGAAATAAAAATAAACGAGTCTAACTATCAATATTATGAAGACTTGGGATACGATATTTTGATAGGTGAGATAATAACCATACCCGTAGAGTTATTACCAAACGGATCACATTATAAAGTCAAATGTAAATGTGATGGATGTGGCATAGAAAAAGAAGTAATCTACAAAAACTACCTAAAATACGATAACAAAAACTGGGGAGACTATTCTTGTAGAAAGTGTTCAGAGATAAAAAGAAAAGAAACTCTTAGAAAAAACTTTGGAGTAGATTACCCAATCCAAAATAAAAAAGTATTGTCAAAAATGAAAAAAACTTTAGTGGAAAAGTACGGAGTAGACAATATATCAAAAAAGAACAAAACAAATGAGTAAAATTAAAGAAGGAGACATATTTGAAACACAAATAGAGTTCTCCACATCAGGAAATGCAAACATAAAGGTAGATGGAAAAGAAATCTTTATACACAAAAAGAAAACTGCAAATGCACTACACTTAGATACTGCCCGTGTAGAAATATTCCAAGGTCAAAAAAAATTAGAAGGGAAAGTGTTGGAGGTAACATCAAGATTCAAATCCGAATTCGTTGGGACTGCACAAGTAAAAAATGATACCGTATTTGTTATACCGGATAGTCAAAAAATGTCAGTAGACTTTTATATAAAAGGAAATATGGAGGTGGAAAATGGACAAAAGGTTTTAGTAGAATTAATAGATTGGGAACTTGGTAAAAAATCACCAAGAGGCAAAATAACTAAAATATTAGGATTTGTCGGAGAAAATAACACGGAAATGAATGCCATAATGTATGAGTATGGATTACCTGTTGATTTTCCACAAGAGGTTTTAAATGAATCCGAACTAATACCTGAGATAATATCGGAAAAAGAAATAAAATCCAGAAAGGATATGCGTGGAGTAACAACCATAACAATAGATCCAGTTGATGCAAAGGATTTTGATGATGCTATATCTATTGATATGAGAGATCCAAATAACATACAAGTCGGTGTACACATTGCAGACGTTGCACACTATGTTAAATTTGGAACTGAACTAGACAAAGAAGCATTCAAAAGAGCAACTTCTGTTTATTTAGTAGACAGATGTGTACCAATGTTACCGGAAAGACTATCAAATGGAATCTGTTCTCTAAAGCCAAATGTAGACAGACTTGCCTTTTCAACAATCTTTACTTTGGATAAAGATGGAAAGATAAAAGATACATGGCATGGAAAAACAGTAATCCATTCGGATAGAAGGTTTGCATATGAGGAAGCACAAGAGATAATAGATGGTTTTGATGGTGATTATCATAAAGAAATAAGACAATTAGATACACTTGCTAGAAAAATAAGAAAGGCTAGAATTAAAAATGGGTCAATCGAAATGGGTGGAATCGAAGTAAAGTTCAAATTGGCAGACGATGATAAAAAACCAATTGGTGTTTATTTCAAAGAACAAAAAGAAGCTAATAAACTTATAGAAGAGTATATGTTGTTGGCAAACAAATCAGTTGCAAAACTATTAGCAAAGGATCAGTGGCACAATGTATATAGAGTACACGATAAACCAAATGGTGAAAAATTGGCAGCACTTCAAAGTGTTTGTGCCAATTTTGGATACAGATTAGAGTTGGATGATGAAGGTGATGTGTTAAAAAACAACCTAAACCATCTTCTAAAGGAAATTAAAGGAAGTCCAGAGGAAAACATGATTGAAACCTTAGTAACTCGATGTATGTCTAAGGCTGTTTATACTATAAAGAACATAGGACATTACGGATTAGGATTTACACACTATTCACACTTTACTTCACCAATTAGAAGATATCCAGATTTAATAACACATAGAATACTATTTGACAGACTGACAAATGGAAAGCAAGGAAATCCTGTAAAAATTGAAGAACAAGCAAAATGGTGTTCTAGTAGAGAGTTAATTGCGGCTAAAGCACAAAGAGATTCCATTAAATATAAACAAGCAGAATATCTTCAAGACAAAATCGGTCAAGTATTTGACGGAATTGTTACCGGAGTAATGGATAGAGGAATCTATGCAGAGATTACCGAAAACAAATGTGAAGGGTTAATAAGATTAGAGACTTTGAATGGTAAATGGACCGCAGATGTTGATAAATATCTGGCATATAACGAATTTGGTGATCAAATTAGATTAGGAGATCCAATCAAAGTAGTCGTCAAATCGGTAGATCTTGAGAAAAAACAAATAAACTTTCTAAGATTCTAATGGGACAGATGTTCAGTGATTGGTCAGAATCCGAAGACGATATAAAGAACTTTGATTACGAAGTATTGCTAAACAACAATACTTTGGATCAATTTGAAGATTTGATGTCCAAATACAAAGAGTGGACATCATTCAAAAGAGATATTAAACTTACTAGTATTTTAGAATCTGGGAAAAGAATACAATTTGACATAGAGTCGATATCTATGTTTGCACAACTTGGAAATAGTGGAAATATGGTTTCACTTCAACAGAGTGCACTTTATATAAAGGCAATGTCTTTTATTCTAAAAGAAAACAAAATAGAAAAACTGACTCTAAGATGTCGAAATTTAGAAACCCCAATGGGTAAGGTAGTAAAAGAACTTATGGAAAATTACATGAATATCGATTTGAAACCACATATAATAGAAAATAAAGTAGTCTACTTCTACTTAGATACGTACGGAACTGCCGCATAAAAAAAGTCACTCAAACGAGTGACTTTTTTGTTTATATTATGTTTTTTAGAATTCAAATTCTGCACCGCCTTCAGCAGGAGGAGCCTCAACACCTGCTTGTGCACCACCCTGTGCAGGAACTTCCGCCGCAGCTTGTGCACCACCTTGTGCAGGAACTTCACCACCTTCAGCAGGAACTTCACCACCTTCAACAGGAGCAGCACCTTCTGCACCACCAGCAGCACCCTCAGGTCCAGCCGCAGCACCCGCAGCATCCTTAGCCCAATATTTTTGATTTTCCGCTTTTTCTTCAGGAGTAAGTTTGAAAACATTATCCATCAACCATTCAATATGGAAGTAAGGTTTTTCACCATTCATTACTGCAGTAAGAGTACCAAGTGCTTCAGCCTTTTTAGAAAGATTGTTTATTTTCTTCCATTCTTCAAATATTTGATTTGTATAGAAAATTATATCCATTTGATTCATAAGAATCTCATCTTCCTTCAACTCAGGAAACTCAATCAACATTTGTAATTTTAACGGCTTAACTATAATTTCTTTGAAATTTGCTCTTAATCTACTAATAAAGTTGTGAAATTTAATCTCATCTCTGGTCATTTCAGCAGCATCCGATATTAGGTTACCACCACCACCTTCAGCCTCAAATCTCGTCAATGGAATTTTAGATGCTCTCTTTAAAGCCTGGTGAAACCATTTTAACATAGATTCCTCATTTAAGTCATGTCCCTGTGGAGAAACAAGTTCCATATTAGGAGTACCTGCATCACCTTCTGGAAACCATATCTGTTTGTTATATGGTAAGTGTTTGGCACCATTTAAAGTAAGTGTTCCGAGTGTATCGTCCCATTCAACCTCTTCGGAATAATCATGTATCAATTGACCAATTTGTTCTTCTGCTCTTTGTCTGGAAAGACCTTTGATTGGAATAGTAAACTTTTGATAGATTGTTGCATTAATTACGTTGAACATGATTCTGGTTTGTTCAAGAATCTTTAACTGATTGTATGGTTTGATAAGACCTTCTACATAAGAAGTTTCGGAATAATCATTTTGTGTAGAATATGATACAAACACAATCTGTGAATCTAAGAATATTCTTCTCAACTGTGGATCTTCTGGAAACTGAATCCATAAATGTCCTACGTTTGGTTCATATGCAGGAACAAGAGTTTCTGGTCTTAGTCTGTTGAATGCGATGATATTTTTCTTTTTATCATCGTAAACAATCTCTACTGCAACATAACCATCCACAAGAAAGTCTTTTATCATATTCCATGCAGTAATACTATCGGAGAATCCATACTTACTATAGATTTTTTCAAAATACTCCTGATATTTATCCTTTACTTCTTGTGAATAATCATTGGAAATAGGTCTAGGTGAACAAAAATCTCTATCATCATTATATACTATACATTCATCTGCAACCGCACTAACCATATCACGTATTTCATCCTTAACCGAATATTCTCTAAGAATTCTTCTTTTATCGGCATATGCCTTATCTAAATAAGGAATAGATTTTCTACTCAAAACAGATGCAACTGCCCTTTGTGAGAAGAAGTCATACATAGAATTACCCTTAGCAGCATATGGATCTTCGTTAATTCCAATACCAACTTGGTTTCGAACTATCATATCGTCATAATTCATTCCATAATTGGACAATGTTCTAAGTATTCTACTAAAAAGACCTTTATTCTCAACAGCGGAATTTACAAAACCCATTCCCTGTCCTTCTCTTTCATTATTATAGTTATATGATGCCATTAAAATTGTTAAAAATTTTAAGGTATATATAAAATATCATGTGTCTCTTTTTTAGAGAACACAAAAAAAGGGTAGTGTTTACTACCCTAACGAACATATATTTTTAAATATTTTTAAATGTAAAAGCTACGATTTACAATTTTTAAATCCTTTTTACCAATCTCAATCTCACCTAATAGTTTTTGAACATCGTTTTGGTAATTTGTCAAATAGTCTATTAATCTCTCATATGATCTAACAGATTGTCTATCTAAAAAAAGATTACCATCGGACCACCTAATTTCACCTCCCGGTTTTATCTTTGCATTGATTATGTGAGTGTTGACACCAGATTGAAAAATACACATAATAGTATTTGCATCACCACCTCTCAAAACCTGTGCCGAATGGAATTTAGCATCTTTGAATGGTCTTACTTCACCAACCAATATATTAAACTTCAATTCATTTATTTTTTTTCGTTCCAACTCATTGGCATGATTTATAAAATTTAATGCCCTTTGCTTTTGACCAAGTGATGATAGTTTTTCTGCGGCAGAAATATAAGTCGAATAATTCATATAGAGTTTTTTTAAGTATTATTTACTATACAAAGATATGGATTTTCTACTTACCACCATACTTTTTATAGTTTTTTTGAATACGGTTTATATGTCCTTTCATGACTTTATACTTTTCCGAAACATCTTTATTTATATTATAAAAATCACTCAACATAGACTTCATCATTTCCTGATTTCTTTCTGATCTAGTCTCTATTTTCTTATTCCATATCTCTAATAATTTTTTTGGATCATAAATAGCATTTGGATGTTGTGCAAAGAAAAATCTAGGAAGCATCTCCATGTGTATTTTGTGTACTCTTTTTATTTGTATTGCATTGTACTCCATCAAAGAATACTCAAACCCATATCCAATTAACTCGTTGTACATACCCTCATAATCTACTTTGAGAAATTCATCATTTTCAAAATACTCCTCTAATATATAAGGTTCAAATATCATAGGTCTAACTTCCAATGGTATAAAGTTTAGATTCATCGCCATTATAATGATTTTATCTCCAATCGTCTTTTGTTCTACGGTAAATACCGGTGAGTATTTGACCCAATTAGAATCGTCTAAATAGTGAAAAAAGTAAAACCCACCCATCTGTATATCCTGTATCGATACTGCAGTTACCATTTTATCACTCTTTGAATATTTGTCTGCAAAAAACATAGAATTGTTTCTAAAGTTTTCTTCGATTCCGTTACCATAAACCAATAGATTTAATTTAACACGTTCCATAAGTGGACTACTCATAATGAAAGATTTTTTGTTTTATATATAAATAAAAAGAAGTAAAAAACATGATAAACTCCAAACCAAATAATAGTAGATACCATGGTGGCAACTTTATACCAACCAATAAGGACAAAGTGTTAAAATTAAATACACAGGGTGGTGTTTACTATAGAAGTTCTTGGGAGAAAAAGATAATGATATGGTTAGACATGAAAGAAGAGATATTCCAATGGGGTGCAGAATGTCTTGAAATACCATATCAAATGACACATTTTGAAAATGGTGATTCTAGGATAAAATCACATAGGTATTATCCAGATTTTTTCTACAGAATGAGAGGTGCAGACGGTGTTTTGAAGGAAGTAGTGGTTGAAGTAAAACCTCAAAAGGAATACAATATGGTTATTGCACTAACTGAGGGTAAATTAGAAGTTCCAGAAAAAGGTATGAAAAAACTAAAAAGTTTCGAATACGACTTAAAGATGGCTTATAAGAATAAACAAAAATGGGAAACCATGATAAATTGGTGTAACAAAAAGGGGTTTTCGTTTATTATAATAACTGAAGAAAATTTAAAAAAATTTAGTGTATAAAATATACATATACATAACCACATTCATCCAAGGAAGAATATTAATATAGTTTTTGTATAAAAAGTCATTTATATGGTAAAAAACAAATTTTAATAGATTTATAAATATTATAAACAAAAACAAATGACTTAGACTGGAAAAAATTCCAATTATTGGCCAAAATATAGACAAAAGCTTTGTCATATAAAAAAATATATCAAACTTTTTTATAGTCTCAATATTTTTGTTTTTGAATATTAAATCAAGTCTTTTTTTGTTGAAGAAGTGATATACTTCTGAAAATATAAACGCGAATAACATCGCGTAGAATCCTATAATCATATTTCTTTTATTGTAATTTCTTCCATTCCCATAAGATTGTTCATCTGGTATTGAGTAAGTCTAATTGATTTATCTTTTTGAACGAGTGCAAAAAGTGAATCTTCTATAAATGCCTCAACTCCATCACCAACTATTCTTTCGTATTCATTTGGAACGGATGTATCAGTCTTTCTACTATCATAGATTGACTGTATATATTTTTCTCTTTCTTTTAAATCAATATGCATTGAGCAACCATCGGGTCTTGTTCCCCAACCTCTCTCCGATTCTTCCCAAATCTGTAAAATAACCTTATTCATAATAATTAAAAAATAATTAAGTGTTTTATATACAAAAATAGTAAAAGTTTATTCTATTTTACAATAAAAACCCACTCAAGTGAGTTGGGTTTTTATATTTTTAATCTATATGCAAATTCAATTTTAACACCTTTTAGATCCGGAATTCCAGATCCTTCTATTTTAGTCAATCTATACTTTTTGGATAAGGATTTAACCTGTTCATCAATATTATTGACTGAGGTGAATGCAATACCACCTTCTTCAGCAACTTTAGATTCCATCCTAGATGCAGTGTTCACAACATCTCCAAAAAAGTCTATTAGTTCAACATTTTGTATTCTACACTTTTTAGCGGCCATATTACCAGAACATATTCCAATCCTAAGTGTCAACTCTTCTAATTTAGTGACCTCAACAGCAAACTCAACCGCATCTTCAAGTGACTTCTCACTTTTTGGAAAGTATATCATAAAAGCATCACCTATTGTCTTTACAACAAATCCATTTCTTTTACGTGCAAGATCATCCATCAACTTAAAGTGTTTATCTAATTGTACACTCATCGTCTTTGGATCATCAGACCACATTTTGGAAGAACCAACAACATCAGTAAACAACATAGCAGGTACTGGTCCACCATCATCTTCAGTTTGATTTTCTTCATAATGTCTTTGTGCATCTGTAAGAAGTCTATCGGATCTTTTTGATGAAAAATCACCACCATTTTCATTTGCTTCAAAAATCTTAAATTCATTTATCCATCTCATATTGTATATATAAATTTGTGTATATTAAAAATAGTTGCTATATTAGCATAAATAAAAAAGATATTATGATTTCATCAACCAACACAAACAAATATCAAGGACGAGTATTTGAAGCAAAAGAAAATTTTGGTATTGAAACCGTCATAAAAGAAGGTCATGTGAGTCTTCACAATCCATCTGATTTTATCGATGCAAAATTAGCAGAGTTTAAAGGAAAGAATATTGAGGTAGAGGTCACAATAAAGATTGTGGAAATACCTTCTTGATTTTATATCTTCTTAAAGTCCTTTTTGAGGGATTTATATTTAAAGACATAGTCACCATTCCAAATCCGGGTGGTGTGACTATGTCGTATGTAAATATTTTTGTGGTTGTTATCATCTATAAAGAGTGTAGACCCATTCCGTCATTAGATCCTTCTATGGAAATAAGTCTTATTTGATGTTCGTTGTCACCTTTCTTTTTATAAAGATCGTTATATCCTTTGGCTATTCCCCTTTTAAAGATTTCGGTGAAATAAGCGAAGGCATTTACTGATTTCTCTTCGTTGAAGTTATACCAGTTTTGAAATACATATAGAAGTCCACTTTGGTAACAGTCCATCTTGTCGTCATTCGACCAATATCTCATTTTTTTGATTGTTTTCTTTGCTAAAAGCTCTAGCATTTTTTGAGCGGGCCTTGTAAGTCTTCCCTGTGCTTTGCTGACTACTAATTCTATGTAAAGTTCTCTATTATTTAAGTACATTAATAAGCATTTATTTTTTGGTATCCATAAAGGATTTTCATGCTTTCATGTTATAGACATCGAACATGAAAAAGTTTATAAAACAAAAAATCCCCATAAAGGGGATTTTTAAAAATTATCAATAAATAAATATTAAGATCTTAATCTTTCTTTATACTGTACTTCTTTAACACCATATAATTCTGCGTCTAAAACCGTTTTTCTTTTTTCTAAGTTTTTAAGTGCCGTTGTCAATACTTCAGATTCTCCAATCATCTTCATAGATCCTTTAAGTTTTTCAATGTTGAAACTAACGTCTTCTAATTTAAGTGTGATTTCTCTTTCTTTGTCTTCTAACTTTCTTTTAACAACTAATTCTTTTCCTAATTTATTTTCGAAGAAGTAAGTCAAGTCATAGTTAAGCTCGTTTCTTACCTCGTTTACTAACTCTAAAGCAGATTCGTATTTGAAGAATGAGTTACCATATCTTTCGTCACATCTGTATAAGAAAGTAGCTTTTTTATAGTTGAATGCAAAACACTCTAAAAATGGATTAATCAAGTTGTTTACTCTTTTAACTACGTCTAACTCAACAAACTTATCTAAGTTTTTAGAAACCTCAAGTAAGATTGGATAAAAGTTTTTGTTAACGATTGGAACGATTGGAGAGTTAAATAAACTTTCTAATGTAGTTTCGTCATTCATTTCATCATCATTGATGAATACTTTACCTTTTTTAGCAACAGATAATCCGATTGTTAAATATTCAGAAATTCTGAAGTTAACTCTATCTTCTGTTACAGAAGCATATTTCATTGCAGTTTCTAACATTCTCAATGATTTTAAAGACTCTTCGTCTTTAACGTGGTTTTCAACCAATGTTTTTTCGATTACGTTTTCACTTAAAAGAAACCAAGAATCTCTAACCAAAGCAATGTGTCCATCTTCAACAGACTCAACGATTGTAAAGATAGATTCACCTTTACCACCACTTAATAAGTTTGTTCTTTGCTCAGGTGATTTTGTTAAGTTATGTACGAATAATTTGATTTC